ATATTAGAGTAATACTTATCAACGAGACCTTTCAACGTAATGTAACAAGAGTCTGTGTCAGAATAGAAACTGTACATTTCATCTTCAGTGCCACAGACTTTATTCAGGAACTTGTCTAGACCTGCAGCAGTTTGACGAATGATATGTTGACCAGACATTGTAATGCCTTCTGCGATCCTATCATCATAGAACCTGAAGTACTGATTAGCCATCGCACCATAAAGAGAGTTGAGTTGAATCTTTCTCGCCATCTGAAAGTTGTTATACTTCGCAATCTCGTTTTTGTATTTCTCATCTCCAGTATCGATCAAATCTTGCTTTGCCTTGAGCATGAGTTTCTTGTATCTTTGACGGTCATCGAAAAACTTTTGTACAATCTCGGGCATGTATCCTTGTTTGTGTGTCGTGAAACATTGACCGTTTGCCGTCATACAATAGCCTTTCTCCTTGATCGAAGACAAGTCATACTTTTTCTCTAACAGTCCGTCTACTGTCACATCTTGCATCGATCCAGGAACAAGTGTCTCGGGCGACATGTTATATTGCATAATGATTGAAGGATACAGTGAAGTAGCATCGAATGAAGCGACCCACTCATACTCTCCTGGCTCAACCTCTTGAACATAAGCACCTACGATGCTTCTTCCTTGCTTGTCCTCTGACTGAGGTATAATAACATCCTGTTTCCATAGATGATTGTACAACAAACAGTCCCACAATCTTACAGGCGAGAACACATCTTGAAAGTTACACTTAGCATCGTATGCCATTGTGAGGATAAGTTCAATCAACTTCATCTTGTCTTCGAGTTCGTCAACAAGCGCAGTATCGATAATGTTGTATTCTACGAATCGATTCCAATCCTTTTCGTAAAACTCACGGAAAGTATCATATCCACTTTCGAGTTTTTTCTTGCCTAGTTCTGTCTCTGCGATATTGTCTAGTTTATACGAAGGACGAGTAACATAAGTAAACTTCTTGTAAAGTGCCAAGTAATCTAGTTGTGCTACACCTTGAATCTCAAAAGTCATTTGATCTCGACCCATGATGTTCTTTATTTTCTTATTGACGAGACGGAAAGGACTGAATATCTTTCTGTATTCATCTCCCAGTACTCTTTCACTTCGTGTAATAAGATAAGGAACATCGAAGAAGTCTGTGTTCCAACCCGTAAGAACATCAGGAGTGTTTACAGTCCACCAATCTAAAAACATTGTCAATAGTTGATGTTCGTCACGGCACTGTTTGTAGTCAACATCATACATTTCAGTTTCCTTTGTCTGTGTAAAAGGACCTGTACCGAATGTAGTAATCTTTTTAGTCGTGTTGTCTTGTACTGTGATGAGAAGGACTTTTTCTAGAGGATTGAACACATCTGGGAATCCGTGTTCTACAGTAGTCTCGATATCTATAGAAAGTATTTTTATCTGACTGATATCCCATTCGATGTCGTCAGGATAATTTTCGGTCAAGAATTGATAATTCCAGTTTGTTTGACCATAGATAGGAAAGTTAGACACATCCTTATAAGTGTCTACAAACTCTGCGGCTTCTTTGTTAGAATCGAATTTGATAGGAGAAACTTGTTCTCCGTACATTGATTTGTAATGGGTAGGCTTATCGGACCGTACAAACAAAGTCGGCTGATATGGCCTTTGTCTTGTGACACGTTTGCCGTTCTCAATGCCTCTGAATAGCATTGAATTGCCGTAATGTTTAGCGTATGTGTAAAACGAACTCATAGATACTCCTCAAATAATACCATCATTATATTATAAAAGGAGTATCTTGTCAAGCACTTTTACCTAGTAATTATTTAAATAATCGTTCAAAAACCCTATACGCACGTAGAGAGAAATCAGACGGATACTACACCTTCGGCAATAAGTCGTTGGCGGTTGACCATGTGTTGTCCCTGTACATCATCTTTAGATTGCCCTTCGTACAGTACAGCATGTCCTTCTTTGATTAGAACCTCACCGGCTAGGCAGTATCGGTCTTCGGCAGCATAGTAGACTTCGAAGTCACCTAAGATACGACCAAACTTACCTTTCATGTCCTCGCCGTCTTTTGCCACTCTCGTCTTTAGCACCGCTGTCTTGCCTAGCAGTGACTTCAATCTAGCTTTAGCAGCTAGACCAAACTTCTTTTCTATCTTGTCACTAGTGCGTGACTCTGGTGTATCGATGCCCATGATGCGTACACGCTCATCTTTCAACCATACACCGAACCCTAGATCGATGTCAACGTCTACAGTGTCACCGTCTACTACTTTAATTATTGTTGCTCTATATTCGTACATAATTTATCCCTAAAATAAATCTATCTTTTCCCATGGTAAATTACTTTTGCCCATGTGTCCATAGTTAGTCGTCTCTGTCAAATCTAAATTAAACAGATCAAATCTATCTATAATACCCTTAGGGGTTAGATCCACGAGTTTCGTTACAGAATCAACTAAATCTTGTCTCACTTCATTGTCAGCATAAATATAAACACTAGTAGGCTCTTTAACACCTATCGCATAGCTCAATTGAACTGTACAATACTTAGCCTTTCCAGATGCTACTATATTCTTTGCTAGATAGCGAGCCATATATGCTGCTGAACGATCAACTTTAGTACAGTCTTTACCACTGAATGCTCCGCCTCCGTGTGGAGCAGAACCTCCATAGGTGTCAACAATAATTTTGCGTCCTGTTAGTCCAGTGTCACCATCAGGACCTCCAATCACGAATCTTCCAGTCGGATTTATAAGATACTCTGTTTCATCGTCAATTGGAGCATTACAGTATTCTAGTGCTTTGACTACAAGTCCTTTAATAGCATTTTGAATTGCGTACAGAGCATAAGCTCCTGTGTGTTGACTGCTACAAACTACCTTGCTTATTCTCACAGGATTATTATTGTCATCGTACTCCATAGTAACTTGCGCTTTACTGTCTGGCATCAACCATGTATCTGATTTGTGTCGTCTTTCTGCTAGAAACTCTAGAATTTTATGGCTGTAGTAAATTGCGCTAGGCATGTACTCTTCAGTTTCAGTACAAGCATAACCAAACATCAATCCTTGATCGCCTGCTCCGAAATCATCGGTGCCTAAAGCAATGTCTGCGCTTTGACCATGAAGTTCATTGTAAACTTTTAGAGTTTCCCAATGAAAGCCATTTTGCTCATAACCGATCTTTTTAACTGTATCTCTTACAAGTTTTTCAATAACATCTTTATCAAATTTATTGCTTTTATACTCACCTGCTATAGTAACCATGTTGGTCGTAACAAGAGTCTCTATTGCTGCTCTATGATTGATATTACCATCAATCAAATAAGTGGCAACGGCGTCAGAAATTAAATCAGATACTTTATCCGGATGTCCTTCACTGACACTCTCACTTGTGAAATAATACATAATTTATCCTGTAATGATTTGTTTTGGTGGTGCTTTTGCGATGTTATCATCTGGCACTACTAGACCGCTGCCGTATCGTTGATTGTACGCATTGAGCAAGTCTGTACTAGGTGTGAACACAGATACTACATGAGCGGGCATAATTGGTACTAGGTGACCTTTCGCATAAGGAGCGTAAGGAGTGAGGCCGAGTACAAATTCGTTCTCATTCTCAGGTTTGGGACGCATCATGATATAACATGGTTTTTCAATTTGAATCATTCGACCTGCTTCGAGAGTTACCTCGGTGACAGCACCAATGATGTCTTCTCCTGAAGAGAGTTTAATAATTTGTACATCGGCCATAATAATATCCTATTTTATTTCACTTTAATCTCTTTGGGTTTCTTCTCTTCAGGTATAATCCTTACAAGAGAAATATTCAACATACCATCAACGAAGTCTGCACCTGTCACTTCCACATCTTCCATCAATGCGAAAGTTCGTGTGAAGTTTCGTGCTGCAATTCCTTTGTGATAGTATTCTTTTTTGTCTTCTCCACGATCTTGAACACCTTGTACAACGAGTTTCTTGCCTTCAGGAACTACATGGATGTTGAATTCATCCTTTGTAAAACCAGCAGCCGCAATCTCGATGACAAACTCTTCATCGCTTGTTTTGACAATGTTGTATGGGGGATAGTTGCTTGCGATCTCGGAAACATTTTCCAAGTTATTGAACATTCTATCAAAGCCCACTGTGAATGGACGAACATTGTCTAAGATTTCAGCCATGTCGGCCACATTGAACTTACGAGTTACCATTTTGCTTCTCCTATTAAGCGAGTTTTATGTGTGAGACCCTTTCGGCGTCTCGATTGGTGCTAATAACAAGCCCGCTCTATCCTTACTATAGACTAGGTGGACTTCACTGACGACTTGCCATCAGCATTGTTATTTATACATCATTTAACTATAATACTAAACTTTTTTTGTGTTGTCAATAGTTTCTATTAACATTCCACCTACATCATACTTATGCCATCTGTGTACGGCTGCTTTTTCGTGATGCAGTTTGTGAAAACCTTCGCCAAAAGTTAGCATACCTAGCCAGAAGTCATCATTTGCTACTCTGTTTCTATGTGAGTAACTGAACACAAAACTTCCTATGAGTTTACTGAATCCTGCAGGTGCTAGATAAGCATATACAACAGCAAACGGATCTATTAAATATAAAATACCTGCATACGCTGCTATGATGTGCCAGTAATACTTAGTCTGCTTTCTGTATGCATCCTGTCTTAATAAATCTCGTACATACTTCAATTGTATTGGAGCTAACACCTGTAGAAAGTAGCTTCTGAACCAGCCTTTAAAGTGAGGACTGTGAGGATCTTTGTCTGTGTCTGAGTATCTATGGTGCTCACGATGATTCGCTACCCATACCATCGCAGGCCCATAGA